GTGTCATTCATGGTGGCTGCCATGCCAGCTGCTGCACCATCTGCCCCCTCCAGTTCTGCACTATAGTCACCCAGTGTATCAATGCCTTCAGCCAGAATCAGCAAAGCACTTTGTGCTGATCTGCCCACTTCATCTTTTGCATCAGCTAAATTCAGCCCTTCCCCTGCCAGCTTTTTAATGGTGCCAGCCACATCACCACCAGTGGCCCCCAGTTCTGAAATGATTCTGCGCAAAGCTGTGCCTGCCTGTGATCCATGCACCCCAGCGTTTGCCAGCATCCCCAGCATGGCTGTGGTTTGTTCCACACTGATGCCTGCGGATTTGGCCACTGGTGCCACATACTTCATGGATTCTTGAAAGCGTTTCAAATCCATTGCTGATGTGCTGAAAGATTTGGCCATCACATCAGTCAGGTGTGCAGTTTCATCTGCATCCATTCCAAAAGCCCGCAGGGTGCCACCAGCCACTTCCGCTGCCTGTGCCAAATCTGATCCGGATGCCTGTGCCAGCATCAGGGTGGCTTCTGTCACCTTCCCAATTTCTTCACTGGTAAAGCCCAGCTTTGCAAAGTTTTCCTGCAGCCCTGCCACCTGCTGCGCAGTGAAGACAGTGGTGCTGCCCAGCTTCTTTGCCTGTTCTTCCAGTGCTTTGAATTCACCTGCAGTGGCACCAGATACAGCCTTCACTTTGGCCATTGCCTGCTCAAAGTCAGCAGCCACCTTCACTGATGTGCCTGCAATCACACCCAGTGGTGCTGTGATGGAAGCTGAAAGGTTCTTCCCCACCCGTTTCATGTTCCGTCCGAATGAACGGAAGCGGCCCATGGCTGCCCCTATCTTTTTATCAAAGTCCCGGGTATTCATACCCAGCCGGACAATCAAATCACCCAATTTCATTGCTGTTCCTTTTTGCGTTCAACCTGTGTGCCATATGCCTGCAAGATAGCCAGCGCATCAACTGGCTTCTGTTCTTTCACTTCTTCCCATGGGAATGTGACCAAATCAGTGGGCTTCATTCTGCTGCCTTTTTTCAGGTGGGGCTGCAGGGTGATGGATCCCAGCCACCGGATTCTTTCCCATTCCTGCTGCTGTTCCCATTCCTGCCTTCTGCGGAATCCGCGCACTGCTGCACTGAATTCATCAGCTGTCATGTCCATAACTGAAAAAGGGCACAGGTTCATTTCACCTGTGCCCATTTCAATGATGTCCTGCCATGTCAGATTCACCTGCCCTTCCTCACTGGCTGCCTTTTTTTTTGGGCACTGCCAGCCATGGCTGCCGCCACAGCTGCTGCCACAGCTTCAATTTCATCCAGTTCTATGCTGTCCATGAAGGCTTCCAGATCAACTTCAATCTGTTTGCCTTCCCGCTTCAGCCCAGCTTTTGCGAAAAAGAAAGCCAGCTGGCACATCTGGATGGGGCTGGTGTTTTCATTCAGCCCGGCCATCTGCAGGCCTGTGGCTTCTTCCCATTGCTGAAAAGCCAGCATGCTGGCACGCAGTGGGTAATCAACACCTGAAATGGTTACTGTCTTCATTATGAATTGACAACATAAGTCAGCGCACCAGACACCTTCAGGCTGCAGCTGTATTCAATGTTGTCTTCATAGGCACTGGGCAAATCCAGTGACTCAATCAAGCAGGTTGCATTTACAGTGTAATCACCAGCACCACCCTGCCCCACTGTCACTTCCACATCAACCAAAGTGCCTGCCAGCTGTGCAGCCATCAAATCATTGAAGCCGAAATCAGCATCATGCATGAAAAGGCCAGTGATTGAAATGGTGGCTGATTTAATCCCAGCCATTACTTCTTCCCATCCCACTGAATCTTTTGTGGTGATGTCCCGGGCAGCAGTGCTGACACTGATGGTGGAATCTTTGATTTTCGTGAATGCTGCCAAAGTGCCCCCAGTTGTGGCACCCTGAAATTTGACAGCCGTTGCGTTAAGTACACCAGTTGTAGGCATTATTTCCGTGTTTTTCGTGTTCTGCGCACTGGCTTCACTGCCTGTGCTTCTGGCTGCAATTTAGGAACTTCAGGCAAATCTGCTGGTGCAGTTTGCTGCTGGCTGTCATCTTTGGTGGTGATGTCCACCAGCTGTGCCTTCAGCGCACCAGCTGCCAGCAAATCCCGGAAGGTGGATGCATTCACTGCATATGTCTTCCCGGCTTCATAGGTGCTGCCACCCAGTTCCACCTGTTGCTTCATTGTGATCTGTTGCATGTGGTTCTTTTAATCGTTGTAAAAAGTGCGCACCATCATTCTGTGATGGTTCACATAGGTGCTGCTGGTAGTTCGGGAAATGGTGCCCCCATTCGTATTCACAAAGGTGAATTCATTGTCTTTGGTGTAGCTGCCCAGCCACAGCTGCCCCCCATAATTTCTGATGTTGGTGTCCACAAAAGGGGTGTACACACCGTGATAACTATTGTTCCAGTCATTGTAATTCACAGCATTCAGATATTCAGCTGCATCAGCGAGACGCCAGTCAGCATGCCCGGCATATGTGAAATTCTTTGCTGATGCTATGGCTTCAGCTATGGTTCTGTTGAAAATGTCATCATATGCCTTTTCGACATAATACGCCAGCCCAGTCAGGTGATCCATGCACATGCGCGGATTTTCGCTGGTGTTTGCTGCGCTGAATGCAAAGCCTTCTGTGAACTGCTGCCCCCGGTCATTGGTGAATCTGTAGGTGTTCCCAAATCTATTCTGCTGCATCAGCAAAGCTGTGCCATCCCCACCCACATAGCCATTCCGCAAAGCAGCAATGGAAGCCGGGTTATTTGGTGGGGTGTATTCATAGGTTCCAGCAGCCACATGCCATGCCACACTGTAATCAATGCCCGGATCATTGCCGTCCCATGGAATCTGCCGCTGATAAAATATGCCAGTGGGTGCAGTGGTGGGAATGCAGCTATAAGTTCCACCGGGCTGCACAGTCACTTCAGTTCCATCCCCATCAGTGACAGTGACAGGCTGCCCCAGAAAAAGGCTGGCTGAATTGTCCCGATTTTGTCGCACAGTGTAATCATGTACCTGCACAAATCTTCTAGGGCTGTCCAGCATTTCATCTGTCACATCATGGAATCTGATTGACTGAATGCTGATGCCATCACCCTGCAAAGCCATCCTGTCCAGTGCTGTGCGCACTTTGGTGCCCAAATCCACAGCCACACTGTATCTGTCAGCAAAGCATGCCACTTCCACCCGCACTTCATCCATTTCACTGGGGCCATCTTTTTCATCAGATGGGGTGATCTGCATAATTTCATAAGTGACAAAAGGCATGGTAGCACCCTGTGCAGCCAGTGAAGGAAACACCCGGGTGCCCACCAAATCTGTCACATCAGTGCTGGCCTGCAGCAGCTGATAAATTCCCAGCCCTGTGTTCATTTTCCTGCGTTCTTTTTGGCCAGTTCAGCCACATGTTTGGCCATGGCCCTTTCATACTGAATGTAAAGAAATTTCTGCGCTGCAGGCACTTTGGCTTTCATCACTTCTTCCATGGCCCCAGCATTTCTGTTGGTGCCTTCAATGAATTGCCTGTCCATTTCCACAATGTTTGCAAACCATGCATCTTTTGTGGGTGGCACTTTCAGGCCCACCCGTGGGCCTGCCCAGATGGTGTGTGGCAGCCTTTCTTCCTCTGGCTTAAAAGCTGCAATGGATCGCCTATAAGTTCCGCGCTTCACATTCCATGGGGTGCTGCTGCTTCTGCGGACCCGGATATATTTTGGTTTAGAATCCACCACCCTGCGCTTCATGGCAGCAGCCATCTTGTTTGCCACCAGTTCATGTGCCCTGCGGATTTCATCACTGTCCCTGACTGCTTTTGGCAGCATCTGAAAGCTGGACATAATTCCAGCAAAGCCATCAATGCCAATTTCATTGAATCTGTTTGGGGTGGTTGCCCCACTGGTGACAATAACTGCACCGGGTTTCAGGTCTGCCATTATTCTGCTGTTTCTGTTGTGATCAAATAATCTGTGCCCCTGCCCATTTCCTGCACCCCAATGATGTCCTGAATGGTGCCCCTATAGTTCACCCTATCTTTTGCAGTGATGGTGGCAGCATCAGTGCTGTATCTGATCCGCCACACCTGCCGCTGCTTTGTGATTTCAGTGCTGCGCTGCAAACTTTCAGCCACTGATCTGCCTGCCTTCAAATCCAGTGCAGCCCAGATGGTAATGAAAGTTGCCCATGTCTTTTCCCTTTCACCATACGCATTGACCACTTCACTGAATCTTTCAATGCTGATCCGTCTGTCCAGTTTGCCAATTTTCATCACAGTGCAAAGTTTCTGTGTGGGGAAATTAGTGCATGGATGCCATGGGGAATGCTGCGCAGCTGCTGGGTGTCTGCTTCCTGTCTGTTTTCATACAGGTGGCCCACCAGCAGCTTCACTGCATGCACCAAATCTTCCGGGCAGCTGTCTTCTGCATGCCCCACATCCATGGTCACCTTCACCCTGTTCACCTTGAATTCCTGCAGGCTGGGAATATCGTGGAAGTACAGCCTGCCCGGGTTGCTAATCAAATCAGCATACCAGAAGCCTTCTGCCAGTTCAGTCAGGGTGCCATCTTGTGCCAGATATTCCACTGATGAAATGGCATTCACTGGGTGTGCAGGAATCCGCTGCCCATGGGTGAAGCTGTCCATGTACATCACAGCAGTTCGGTCCCCCATCCAGACACCTGTGATGGCTTCAATGTGCCGAAAAGCCACACTGCGCAAAGTTGCCAGCAGGCTGTCTTCATCACTGTGATCCACCCTGCAGAAAGCCTTCAGGTCTGCTGTGGGCAAAATATCCCCATAAGATGGGGCTGATGTCTGTTGGATGTTCATGCTTTCAAAAGTAAGAAGGCCCACCCATATGGGCAGGCCTTCCACACAAAGCACCACAGCCACCACAGCTGCAGCGTTTTTTTGTCTTATGCTGCTGGGGCCTTCAGCTGATCCACTTTGCAAAGTGCCCCCGGCTGCCGGATGGCAAAATCAAAGTAACGGGTGGCAATCAAACGGATTTGATTTGACACACTCAAGCTGTATGGATCCGCCAACAAATCCAGTCCGGAATAAAACGCCAGCAGGCCACCCTGTGCGAAGTTGCCAAACAACATCTGACCACCTACAGTGCTGGTGTCATCCAGCACATCATTCACAAGATGTGGGGTGGCAAAGGCTGCATATCGGTTGAAGTTGTTGCCTTCCCACAAAGCAGAAACGGCATTCACCTGCGCCAATGATTTTGAAAGTTCGTAGGCTTTCGGTGACATCACCCATGCTGCTGCAGACAAATCTGCACCATCAGCCAGCACCAGCCCTTCCATGGCGTTTGCCACAGCAGTGGTGAATTCCACATCAGTGCCATCAGTGCCATGAATATTGACAGCAGTGTCAGCCATAATGTCTGCAAAGGCATCCACATCAATTTTCTGATTGATTGCAGCAGCCAGATCACCACTGATCAAGGCATCCACACCAGCCCCACCCTGCATCAGCAATTCTTTGCTATATACAGTTTTTGCAGTGGCCCGTTCTGGGTTCATGGTTACTGAATCAATCACCATTCCACTATTTGGGCTGTCCACAATTTCACCCACATTGCCTGCAGCAGCTGGGGTGCCAATTCGTGGGAATTGCAGAATGCCCTGTGCATTTTGAATCACAGTGACACCTGCCCGTTCCAAAGTGGAAGGCACGCGAAGTGCTGCAATTCCGGGCTGTGCCACAGTGGGCACAAAGCCAGCACCACTTTCACCAGCAGTGGCCTGATGGTCGTCTGCAGTACGATATAAAGCCCGGGCAGGAATTGAAATGTTCCCTGTGCATTCCAGTCCCCGCTGCTGGGCATATCGTTCTGCTTCCTGCCGCCATTCAGCTTCCGCGCCATCCAATTTGCCCCCATTCATAATCTGCTTCACAGCGCGGGAAAGTGAAAAAGTGCCGTTGATTTTGTCCACTTCTTTCTGCTCACTGGATGAAGACAGGCCGTGGTTCATGGCAGCCCGGGCCACCATTGCTTCCTGATCTGTTTTATGCTTGATTTTCTTGTCAAGCCGGGTCACTTCATCCACCAAAAAGGCTGCCCGCTGCTCTTCAGCTTCTGACATTTCCCGCCCATTGTCTTCCGCACTGCGCAAAATTGCAGTGTGTTCTTCATAGTTCTTGGCACGAAGTGCCTTCAATTCGTTCAAATTCATGGCTTTTTCCATTTTGTTGTGCAAGATATTCACTTCTTCTGATTTTGGGGCTTCAGCTGCCCGTTCTGCTTTTTCTTCTGATTTTGGGGCTTCAGGTTCATCCCGTTCAATGTCCAGCAGTGCTTCAGCTTCTGGGTCATCATTGAATGCAGCCCGGGCTTCAATGGTGGTGGTGGGGTATGCACCCCGGGTGACTGCTGACACATCCAGCAGCTTTTCCACCTTTGACACCACCCTGACACCAGATTCATCCCTGCGCCAGTTTTCAGGCTTCACAGTGAAGCCAAAAGACATCTGTGAAATGTCACCCCGTTTGATACTGGCATGCAAATCCCTGCCTGTTGTGTTATCAATCAAATCCGCTTCAAACCACAGGCCTTCTTCCCGCTTTTCTAGATGCAGGGTGGCATTCCGGGTGTGGGCATATGGTGCCCCTGTGTGGTTCATCAAGAAAGGCACTTCCTGATTCAGTACGGAATCAAAAGCTGCCCGGCTGATTTTTTCGTGAAAAGGGCCAATGTTCGTCACTGTGTCAAATTTCACAGCATATCCCTGCACTTTCAGCCCATCACTGGTGTCTGCTGCCCGTAGTTCCGCAGTGCGAAATTCAGCTTCATTGCCGTATTTCGCGCGAATCAGCCCTTCATGCCGGGCCTGTTCCTGTTCCTGTTCCTGTTTCATTGCTCATTTTTTTGCTGTAGTTCTCAAATTCAGCCAGTGAAATCTTATTCACTTGAATGCTTCCCACCCGGGCAGCTGCTGATCCAGACGGATTCAGCCCCAGCTTTTCCCGCACTTCATCAATGGCCATCACCCCGTCTTCAAGCATGCTGTGGTAAAAATCTGCCTGTGCTTTCAAATCAGCTTTGTGCAAATCTTCCACCTTGATTTCAGCTGCAAATTCACCCAGTTCAAAAGGCATCAGCAGCTTTTTTTCAATTTCCTGCTGGATTCTGACCACCCATGGCATCAGGCTTCTGGCAAAAATAAGCTGCTGCTGTTCAGTGTTATTGTAAGTTACATTGCTGTCAAGCTGCACCAGTGCTGGTGGCACATCGAAGATTTGGCAGATGGTCATGGCCTGAAATTTCCGGGTGGCAATCACTTCCGCATCTGAACTGCTCAAACTGATGGGGCTGTACTTCATCCCAAAAGGAAGCAGCCGGGTGCCCGGGCCATGGTGCTTCTGCCGCTGCCACATGTCAAAGAGCTTTTCCCTTTGTTCCGGCTTCAATGGGGCATCTGTGGACAGCACACCAGTCATCTGGCCACCATTCGCAAAATATTTGCTGCCCCATTCTGCTGCTGCCTTTGCCAGCCCCAGCTGTTCTGCATGCAGCTTCACTGGGCTTTTTCCATGCAAATTCCGCAGCACCAGCATGTTTTCCATCCGCACTGCCCCAATGTCACGAACAATGAAAATCTGTTCACCATTCACATGCCGCAGATCCACATCTGCTTTCTGCACTGGGTGCAGCTGGGTGGCATATCCGCTGCCATCCCGTTCAATGATGGCAAAAGCCACCCCATGGGCCACTGCCCCAGCAATCCATTCTTCCCAGAAATCGAAAGCTGTGGTGAATTCATTGGGTGCCCGGCTGATCAGCCTGTGTGTGGGGTGATCTGTGGCCACTGTCTTCTGCCCACCAGATATTTCCATGATGGAAAAGGGCAGGCTGGCCAGTGTTTTGGCAATCTTGGAAATGCAGGCATAAGCTGTGGCCACTGTCAATTCTTCACCTTCAGTGACTGTTCTGCCCCCAGATGTCCAGCCATACACACCTAAATCATTTGCAATGGTGCTGCTGTCATATTTGCCCACCCGGTAACGGAAAAGGCCACCAATGAAGTCCTGCAATCTGTTTGCCATGCACCAAAGGTATCAAAGCAGCATAATATCCAGCATGTCATCATCTATGCCCCCGACATCCGGCACTTTCATCTTTTCCCCCAGCCCCATAATTAGGGCCACCACAGGGTCAATTTTGCCGTTGCTTTTGCCTTTGTCGGGCTTGATATTGCCAGCCGGATCAGTGCGCAGTTCCACATTCGCCAGTGCCCAGCGCAGGACAGGATCACCACTGTGCCACAGCCTGCCACTTCGCACCAGCACTTCCATTTCCTTTGCAGGTGCCGAAATGCTCACAAATCCCTGCCCATATGGTGACAGTGGCACACCATCATTCTGCAAATCAATGGCAATCTGGGTGCTGTTGTATCTGTCAAAGGCCACCCGTTCAACTTTGTGCCGTTGCATCAGGCAGCTTTCATCAATTTCCCAGCCATCAGGTGTCAGGCACACCCCAGAAATCAACCTGCGAAGTGCGGAATAATCAGTCACATTGCCTTCAGTCACATGCACATTCGGCAAATCCATGAACTGGGCATAGATGTGCCCCTGATCTGACTGCATGGCCCTTTCCACTGCTGCTTCCGGCAGAAAATAGTGCCCTTCCACATAGATGCCGCCATCAATGGGAAAGCACAGCACCAGTGCTGTCATATCAGAAACACTGGCCAAATCCAGCCCACCCCAGCACTGCAGGCCTGTGGTGTCAATTTCCCGCACATTCGCCATCCATTCTTCATCTTTTATCCATGTTTTGCTGCTCTGCACCCACAGATTCAGGTGCTTTGTTTTGAATTCAGTTTCTGCTGATCCGCCCATGTTTTTGGCCTGCATGTACTGCTTCCGCAGCAAATCCATCCGGATGGTGGCCCCCAGTGATGGGTTTGCCTTCACCCATGTGCTTTCATCTTTCCAGTCATCTTCTTCATCCAGTTCAAAAATCATGGCAAACTGGCTTTCATCCTGCTTCACCCCATCAAGTATCTGCTTACAGGTGTTCTGCAAAGCAGCACATGGCCCATCCAAATTGAAGCCAGCTGTGGTGATGGTCATGTGAATTGGGTTGATCCGTGACTGCATGCCGGATTTCATCACATTGAAGACAGCATCAGTGGGGTGTGAATGGTATTCATCAAGGGAAATGAAATGTGGGTTGAGTCCATCCAGTGTCCGGGCATCAGAACTGACATAAGTGGCCCGGCTGTTCAGTGATGGGCAGCGCACTGCATGCTTTTCCACTTCCACATGCCTTTTCAATGGCCCGCGCTGCCCTGCCATCCGCGCCATTTCATCAAATCCAATTTTTGCCTGATCTCTTTTGGTGGCAGCAAAATAGATTTCACCTGCCTGTTCCTGATCAAAGAAAAGGGCAGCCAGCGCACAGCCTGCAATCAGGGTGGTTTTCCCGTTTTTTCGGCCCACTGAAATGAAAGCATAGTTGAATCTTCTGGTGCCACCTTCATTGTGCCATCCGTACAGGTTCCACAGAATGAACTGCTGCCATGGCAATGGATCAAAAGGCTTCCCAGCATGCACACCCACAGTGTGCTTCACTGCCTTCTGAAAAAATTGGATGTAAGAATCAGCCACATGGGGCCTGAATTCCAGCCCCTTTTCATCAGCTTCATCCAAATCCAGCAGGTATCTGCTGCAGGCCTTCTGCACATACTTCCCGGCTGTGATGTCACCAGCCACCACCTGCTTTGCATACTGATGGGCTGGGTGTTCTTCAAAGTTCATCCGCGCTTCATTTCCAGCAGCACATCCATTTCATCCAGATCAGGGGCAGCTTCCACTTTGCTTTCCAGCAGGCCCACCAGTGACTGCTTCCGCAGCCGGGCTTCTTTCAGCTGCTGCCATTCAGGTCTGCTTCTGCTGTACACATCCCCACTTTTCCCAGTCACTTCATAGCAGGTGCCATGGGCATCCACATATGCCTGCAGCATGTTTTCTTCATTCATTACTGCAGCCAATGTGTTCACCAGTGCTTTGATTCCCGCTGAAAGTGGGGCTGCTTTCCCGTATTCATGCAGCAATTCCGCTGCAATTTCCCCAGTTTTGTTGTTTGCTTTTTTCGCCATCTTTTGTGCTTTTATCAATACAATTCCGCGCTGTGTTCCCTTTTAGTCCGGGCCGAATTCACTTCTCTTCCCA